ATCATCATTGGGTTTATAGTCAGAGCCGAAGCCCAAGTGAATGACGAGAAACATACAGCACAGCACAACTAAACCAGGGATGAATGGGCTGTCTTGATGTGCGAAGTAGTAACCAAGCAACACGCAATGAGAAGCCAATAACCAAAGACGAAGGGTTTGCATTTCCAATTCCCCAATAGAAAAAGCCCTACGTCCGAAGACGTAGAGCCTAGGTTAGATTGTGAGGGTGTTAGATCAGGGCTTCGGGCACTTCGGCACGAATGTCACCACGAGCGAACACGCTGCCTTGGTTTGTCTCGGCTGCAACGTCCACATCAAGGGACTGCAAAGCCTGAATGACATCTTCCAAAGAGAAGGCCAGCTTACCGTCCTTGTCCTTAGCCAGCATCACCGACTTGATGATGTCAACATTGGAGATGTTCGCAGCATGGGCAGACTTCCACAATGATGAAGCACGCTTAGCCACATCATCCACGGTTAAGGGCTTGACCTCCACTTGAATGTGACGTTCAGACCACGACCACACATTGTTCAATGGGTCTTGAGAGAACTTCTCCCAATTGCCCAATGCCTCAATGTAGCGCTTCTTGGACTTCTTGTCAAAGATGCCTTCATCCGTGTTGAAATGGTAACCAGCAAAGTGTTTGAAGAATTCCAACACGACACGCTTGTTCATAGGTGTCAACACCTTGATGAGCTTGTTCATGTAATCAATGTTACCGTAGTCGTGCATGGCCTGAACGATGTTATTACACCACACCTTCAGGTCTTCCTTAGTGACACGCTCAGACGCACTGACACGCTCCAACATTGGAGCAAAGCCAGCTTCGAATTGTTGCTTGGACAGTTTAGCCATGATAAATACCTATTGTTGAAGCGATACGGAATTGTATCCCATTACCCACTGTAACATGGGTAAGGCGGATAGAATCACGAAAGGTTACGTCGGAGCATAAAAGAGAAACCAGGCATACTCCACAGGCGCACCTCAGTATCCCACCAAGACTGTTCCGTTGGATGTTCTTCGTTCCAGATGTCAAGCATATCACCACCACCAAAGGTTGTTACAAAAATCCCACTGACGTACTTCTTCGTCAATGAATGCACGACGAATGTCGCTCTCAATAAGGTAATAATCTACCATACCAATGCTCCAGTTTTGTCCCACAAACGTGAGGACGGAGTTGTAACACGCAGTTTGTACAGAGTCCAGAAGGACGGACTTGTGACCTGGTGAATCTTGCCACAATTAAGAAACGTAAGCTTATACATTTGCTTCCCTTTCTGACTAACACTAGAACCAATCAATGACTCTAGTGTAAGCCAATCTACCCCCTCTGTCAAGCCCCTAGCCAACGTATCGACTAGGGGTTTTCCCTTGTATCCCCTATCGTTTTTCGCTTCGTGTATCGTGGTGTATAGGTGTGCCATTTCGCAACACGTAGGGACGATAGCGTGCCTGGCATAAGCCAGACAAGATAGGAGATTGTCAAAAGAAAACAAATGACAAAAGGGGTAGATTGTAAAAGAACATTTTCACATACATTAACACGGTCACGCCCAGTGGGTTATGTCAATCCGTGAAACCACGCAAAAGCCTTTATTTCATGTTGATCTGTCTATGCCTCATTCTAAGGGCAGGGCTTATGCATCCAGATACTAACCAATGGCACACCATTGGCACTCAAAAGATACACTTACCCCTTCCATACGGAATTCAGCAAAGACAGCATGAGACGCCATCCAATGCGGGTTGTATGTTACTAGTTTTTAATGAACGAGCCGTTAGGCAGTTCCTACAATGTAACGTGCTATCATCTCTTTTGTCAAGCCCTTTTGGTCGTTACTTGGCAAGCCATGCTAAAGCGCATAGTATGCTGCCTTTCCCAGTTAAACACCGAAGAACTAAAAACCAGGGAGCGAACCCCCTAGAGATAACACGTCACATTGTTAAAGAACGAAGCCCGAAGGCATGACTAGATTGTCGTTTGTTTTGACTCTCTTAGTCAACCCCATATTTGAGGGGGCTACGTTTTCACCCTGGGTGTCAACGTGTTCACATCATCGTATAAAAACACTGTCCCGCACAACGGTAGAAACCCCTATTGACAATGTATATAACAATGCTATACGCGCGTGCGCGCATTCTCATATATGTTGACGTTCGCTTACGCTCACAATGCCGAAGGCGTACCAGGATAACCCCTTGATTTGTAAGGGTTTTATCTTGAGCTTGACACTTGAGGGGTGATTGTGAGATAATGAAAGGGGGCAGGTGTATGCAATACACAAATATACCCTAGGGGGTATGTCTTGAGCCTATTCCTTGAGGGGCACACCAGGGGGTAGGGGTAGGTAATTCTAGGTGCATTGCACCCTAAAAATTTCTCCAGAAAATTCGGACAATTGGAAGACATACAAAATATTTACAGTTCCCTCCTTGAGTAGAGCTTGAGGAGAGAGCTTGAGAAGGAATACTAGGACGCCTTCGGCATTTTAAACGAAGGAACGAATGTCCCGTAGGGACGTAATTAGAATGCACGCTAGTGCGGAATAGGAATATGAGTAAAATCATTCTTAACGATGTAACGAATATTGATTCGATTACGACAATTAACGACAATTTCGATAAGATTGAACAAGAGCTTCAGAATAAGGTTTGGTATCGGAACAATCCAGTAGGAGAACCTAATGGACTTGTAACGAATGTAGACTTTAATGGGAAAGACTTGCTCAATGTTGGAACAATCTTTACAGCAGATGGAAGTGCTTTTGCTTCAGCAGATCAGATTTATGAAGTACAGAATGCTGTAGAAGCAGATAGGGGAGAAGTAGCTGCTAATAAGGCAATTGTTGAAGCAGATAAGAACACCACTGTAGCTGCTAAAGATGCTGCTGTAGCAGCGTTAGATAGTTTTGACGATAGATATCTTGGAGTTAAGAGTGCAGATCCAGCATTAGATAATGATGGTAACACTCTCCAACAAGGGGCCTTGTATTTTAACGATCAAGTACCTAAACAGATGAAGGTGTATAATGGCTCTGCTTGGCAAGCTGTAGCTACGTTCAGTAACACTACAACCACATCTATTGATGGTTCCCTCTATGCTTCGCAAGTGGAAGCGGAACAAGGAATTAACAATACGAAAGTGCTAACCCCATTGCGTACAGCTCAAGCCATTGCAGCTAGTACAGCTATTGTTCATAGAACAGGGGATGAGACAATTGCTGGAGTAAAGACATTCTCCAGCTCTCCTAACGGTACGTACGGTAAGCTTGTAGCTACAACTGTCTATGTAGGTGGACGTACTGGAGGAGGAGATCCTTTTAACGATACGTATACGTTCACTGCTAATGCTCTAACTCGTTTTGTAGAGGTGGTGTTAGTAGGGGGTTCTGGAAGCTCAGGTTCATTGTCTTCTGGTGCGTCAGGGACAGTACAGGTAGCTCCAGCAGCAGGTGCTGGTGCGTATATGCGGGTACGGTTTAATAATCCTTGTAGCGGTGCAACAATTACTCTAGGATCGGCTCCTGATTCATATTCAGGAATTGGTTGGTCTGGTGAAGATGGTGGAATTGCACGATTTACCAGCGGTAGTTACGAAGCCATCTGTAACGGAGGCTTGGCTGGAGGAGCTACACAGAGTATTACAACATTCCCCACAAAGGTTTTGAACAAAGGCACTGGAACCATCTCTGTTACAAACGGAACCATCTTAGACTTGTTCTATGATGAAGATCCGCAGGAAACAATTGTCCTAAGCACCACACAAGCATATGTAGGCGGAGGTAATGGTCCTAAGGGAGCAGGGAAATCTAAATTCATGCTCATTGATGCGAATAAGCAGTTTGGTCATCCTGGGCTTCCTTACAATCTTCAATACACACTTTCGACTGATTTCTATGAATGTGGAGCCTCTAATGGAGCAATTATCGTTTCAGGAATCTACGGAGGAAGCTTCTCCAACCGAATTGGTCAAAGATCCTGTGTAATCGTATATGAATACAGCTAATATGACACATCACGATATAATCGAACAAGTGCCAGATTCAGCTAAAGTATTAGCAGCAGGAGTAGCCCCTATGGCATCGCTAATGGGATTGACAGTGGAAGAATGGTCTTTCGTTCTTTCTGGCGTAGTAGCTCTCCTCTTCATTGTCGAAAAGCTATATAGGTTTTACCAATGGGCACGAAGGAAAGAGAATGAGCATTGCGAGCCAAAATAAATGGCTCATAGGGACAGCTTCGGCTGTCCTTATTGGAGCTGCAACACTATGGGAAGGAGTTAAATATGTTCCCTATTACGATGTGGGTGGAATTCCAACTGTCTGTATGGGATACACTGGCCCGGGAGTGGTTCCTGGCAAGCGTTACAGCCACCAAGAATGCACAAAACTTCTTAAACAAGAATTAGTTGAGCACGGAAACGGTGTACTAAGCTGTATTTCTAAGCCAATGAAGGAGAACGAATACAACGCATTCACCCTTATGGCTTACAATATTGGCGTTAAGGGGTTTTGTGGCTCTCAGACGGCTAAGCAGTTTAATGCAGGAAACACACAGCTTGCTTGTAATCTAATTGCTTTCGACTACAAGGGCAATCCAAATTGGAGCTATGTAGGAGGAAAGTTCTATAAGGGCTTGCACAATAGGAGGCTCTATGAGCGTTCAATGTGTCTAGGTGATTCCAATGTATACAAAAGCTAAAATAATCGCTTCTGTGGCTGTTTTAGGGGCTTTATGGGCTATCCATGAAATAGATAAGAGCTACGCCATTAAAGAAGCAGTGGCAGAATGTAAGAAAGCCTCTAAAGAAGCAATTACGAGGACTGAAAGAGCCACTAAGGCTCTTGAAGCCTCCTCCGTTAAAGATAAAGAACAGCTATATGAAAAAATCAACCGCATTTCTGCTGAGCGCGACGTTGCTGTTGCAAGCTTGCGGAACCGTCCGTTACGTTCAAGTGGCTCCAAAGCTTCCCAATCTACCTCCTCCTGCACAGGAAGAGAGCTTTACAGAGAAGATGCAGAATTTCTTACAAGGGAAGCTGCAAGAGCCGAAAGAGTAATGGAAGAACGTAATTTTTATTGGAACGAATACGAGAAAGCTCGTAAAGAATTGGAGAACATAAATGGCAACTAAGAAAAAAGATACATGGACAGCTTCTGATGAAAAAGCTTATCAGGAACGTAAGACTCGTCAATACGCTGCCCAAAGTGACCTTAGAAATGCAGAGAAACGAGCAGATTCTTTGTCCAGCCCTTCTAATCGGATTATGGGAACTATGAATTACCTTGCTGGTAAAGAAGCTGGAGATGCTGCAGAAGCCTCTCGTAAGAAACGCTTGGAGATTGCTGATGCAGACTCAGACAGAGCACGTGCACGATATGAGGCAGCTTCTCGCCCTCCTATGTCTAAGAAATGGGTTGAAAAATGATTGATAAGGACAAACTGCTTGATGAAGCAGGACGTCCTCTCACCCAATCTTTGTTCCTTGAAATTGGATATACAGACTATGCTGTATACACACTAAAGGAACAGGATTACGAGTATAACGGAAAACACTATCCATCACTAAAACGTCTCTACCTAGAAGCTGAAGATCCTACAGAATACGATTTTGCTTCTACGCATCTCCTTGGATGGAGACATTGGCAAAGACTGTGTGAGAATAAACAAATCCGTAAGTACATCGACGAATGGCGAGAGGAACTTGAGTACAAACTACGTTCTAAAGCTGTTAAGTATATGTTGACATCAGCAAATACAGGAAACTATCAAGCAGCTAAGTGGTTTGCAGATAAGGGATGGGCTCAAAGAGCCGCTGGACGACCAACTAAAGAGGAGCTGGAAGGACATAAAAAGATGAACGAACGCCTCTCTAACGAGTATGGTGAAGATGTCATTCGATTGTTCCAGAACACTAAATGACTATTGAAGAAGAACAATGGCGGAAGGATGCCAAAACTAAGTTGGAAAAGATGCCTGAAGAGGCCAAGCAAATTAGAGAATTGGCTCTTCAAGATTTGTTCTTTTTCGCTAGATTGGTAAATCCCGGATATGTCTACGGAGATATCCACAAAGAACTTTTTAAGTGGATGCAAGAGTATAATTTGTTTGGTTCAGGTGGAGACCTGTCAACAAATAAGCTAATCATGCTTCCACGAGCACATTTGAAGAGTCACATGGTTGCTACATGGGCTGCTTGGATTATTACAAGACACCCAGAAGTAACAATTCTTTACGTGTCTGCTACATCAGAGCTTGCTGAAACACAGCTTTACGCTATTCAGAACATTATTGGAGGCACTGCCTACCAACGATATTTCCCTGAATACGTAAACCCACAAGAAGGAAAGCGGGAGAAGTGGAGTCAGCGTAAGTTTACTATTGACCATGTAAAACGAAAGAATGAGGGTATTCGCGATGCTACAGTGTCCACTGCAGGGTTGACAACCAACACTACAGGATGGCACGCTGACATCATCATTGCGGATGACTTGGTTGTTCCAGAGAACGCATACACGGAAGACGGCAGAGAGAGCGTTATGAAGAAAAGCTCTCAGTTCACCTCTATTCGTAATGCTGGTGGCTTTACAATGGCCTGTGGAACACGTTACCACCCATCAGATGTATATGCTGTATGGAAGTCTCAAGAATACGATGTATACAACAACATGGGCGACATCGTAGATAGACGTTCTGTATGGGACATTAAAGAGTATTGCGTAGAAACTGACGGAGTGTTTTTGTGGCCTAAGTCTATGCGTCCCGATGGTAAATTCTTCGGTTTTGACGCTCAAGTGCTGTCTAGAATTCGAGCTGAGTATTCGGACCGAGTTCAATTTTATGCCCAATACTATAACGATCCAAATGACCCTGGATCGAATAGAATTGACAGAAGTAAATTCCAATACTACGATAGGAAATTCCTAAGACAAGAAAGCGGATATTGGTATTTTAAAAACAAGAGACTGAACGTATACGCGGCAATCGACTTTGCTTTCAGTCTTAGTAAAAAGAGCGACAATACAGCAATTGTCGTAATCGGAATCGACGAGGAAGGCTTTATTTATGTCCTTGACATCGATTGTTTTAAGAGTGATAAGATTTCTGAGTATTTCGATCACATTGTTCAATTGCATTCCAAGTGGGATTTTAAAAAGCTTAGAGCTGAAATTACTGTCGCTCAGGCAGTTATTGTAAGAGACCTAAAAGACAAGATTCGTTCAGAGGGCTTGACAATTTCTATCGATGAACATCGCCCTACACGTAACGAAGGAACCAAGGCAGAACGTATTGCAGCAGCACTAGAAAACAAATACGATAACCAATCAATTTGGCACTATAAAGGCGGTTATACGGACGTTCTTGAAGAAGAATTGGTATTGGCTAGACCACCCCACGACGACATTAAAGATGCCCTTGCATCGGCTGTAGAGATTGCTGTTAAACCTAAACGATCTCGTGCCCCTGACTCTGCTAAGTCAAATGTCGTACAATTTAATGGACGTTTTGGAGGCGTAGCCTTCCGTTAAGATAAAGGATAAACATGGCTCGTAAAGCCCTTGAAATCAATAAGACATTTGGACGAGACAACCTCGCTAAATACATTGCTCACACTTGGGATAGGTTTAATCGTCAACGTGACACACAAATCAATCTTTGGAAGGAACTCCGAAACTATGTCTTTGCTACTGACACAACTACAACGACAAATAAAACTCTTCCCTGGAAGAATAGCACTACTTTGCCAAAACTGTGTCAGATTCGAGACAACCTTCATTCCAATTACATTTCTGCTCTCTTCCCTAACGATCAATGGCTGAAATGGGAGGCGTATAGCCTTCAGGATGCGTCTAAAAAGAAAGCTAGTACCATTGAGGCATACATGGGAAATAAATGCCGTGAAGGGCATTTTAAGCGTACTATGAGCCAACTGCTGTACGACTATATCGATTACGGTAATGCCTTTGCCACTGTGTCATTTGAATCCTCTTGGAGAGAAGACGCACGTGGGGAACGTGTCCCAGGCTTCATTGGCCCTAAGGTAGAACGTATTAGCCCATATGACATTGTGTTCAATCCTTTGGCTGATTCCTTCCGAGAGAGTTTCAAGATTGTCCGAAAGATTCGTAATCTTGGTGAACTAAAGATTATGGCTGAGGAAGATCCTGATAATGCTTGGCTTAAAACTGCTTTGGCAAATCGTGAGAAAATCATGAGCCATATGAACGCCTATGGACTTGATGATTTCCATAAAGCAGAAGGAATTCAGATTGATGGTTTTGGTAACATGACCGAATATCTTCAATCCGAGTATGTAGAGCTTCTAACCTTCTACGGAGACATCCACGACAGCACTACAGGCGTTCTAGAGCGTCAAATGGAAGTGACTGTGATTGACCGTATGTGGGTTATCAATAAACGCGCTATTCCTTCTTGGTTTGGTACAGCACCTATTTACCACGTAGGCTGGCGTCTTCGTCAGGACAACCTATGGGCTATGGGTCCATTGGAAAACCTTGTTGGAATGCAATACCGAATTGACCATCTGGAAAACTTGAAAGCAGATGCGATGGATTTGGCAGTCCTTCCTCCCCTTGTTATCAAGGGAGAGGTAGAAGACTTCGTATACGCACCTAACGCAGAAATCCATATTGACGAGAACGGAGAGGTCACAGAACTGGCTAGAAACGCTCAATGGGTGATTCAGGCAGATAATGCTATTGATCGCCTAGAAATGCGTATGGAACAGTATGCAGGGGCTCCTAGAGAGGCTATGGGTATTCGTTCTGCAGGTGAGAAAACTGCTTTTGAAGTACAACAGCTTCAGAACGCAGCAGGGCGCATTTTCCAAGAGAAAGTAAACACTTTCGAGACAGAGCTTCTGGAACGTGTTCTCAACGCCATGTTGGAAACAGCCAGACGTAATCTGGATACAGACGATGTGATTAAGGTGTTGGATAACGATCTTGGAGCTGTTACTTTCCTTGAGATCAATCGTGACGACATTACAGCTAACGGAGTTATCCGTCCTATTGGAGCACGTCACTTTGCTGCTCAAGCACAATTGGTACAGAACGTAACGCAGCTTTCTAATACACCTATCTGGCAACAGATTGGTCCTCATGTCAGTACGAAACAGTTGGCATTCCTTGTCGAAGACGTGTTAGGATTGAATCGTTATAGCATGATTAGACCTAACGTAGCAATTAGTGAACAACAAGAAACTCAACGAATGGCTAACCAAGCTGGTGAGAATCTTGAAGTAGAAATGAGTACACCACCAGTCCTATGAAAACAATTCTAACAGCAGGCATTACGAAAGAACAATCTGAAATCGTAACGAAAGAATTTCAGCAATGTCCAGCTTTCCGTGAGCGACTTATTGCCGTCTTGAACGGCAAGAAGGAGTCTCTGCGTTCAGAAGCTACCTCTAAGACGTCTTACGACAAACCTTCCTGGGGGTACTTTCAAGCAGACGCTAATGGTTACGAAAGAGCAATTTCTGAAGTAATTTCTTTGTTACTGTCTAAAAACAGCTAAATTTCAGGTCATAGACTATGTATATAGTATATATCGTAGTCGTGAGCGTATGCGAACACTACGGATAACGTGAGTAGTTATTTTAGTAGTTTTAGTATTCCTTAGTAGTGAGCGAAGCGAACACTAAGTATATACTTATGTAGTAATGAGCAGGTTTGGTATAGAGGTAGTGCCTTAGCCTTCCAAGCTAGTGACAGGAGTTCGATTCTCCTATCCTGCTCCATACGAATAATTTATAAAGGAACAGACGAATGACAGACCAGTCTTCGATCTTCGGAACGAATTCTTCTCAGGTAACCCCTGACCAAAACAACGCTCCTAGCAACGGAGCACCCACTGGTGGTTCTTCTGCTATCACTGA